TTAAAACAACAAGAAGGATTAATGGCTGAAAGACCTCAAGCTGAAGCACCTGTTCAAAGACAACCTGATCCAAGAGCAGAACAATGGGCAGAAGATAATAAATGGTTTGGACAAGATGAAGCCATGACATTTACTGCTTTAGCTCATCATAAAAAGCTTTTAAGAGAAGGTTTTGATCCTAAAAGTGATGAATACTATGAAGAAATTAATTCTTATATGAAGAATCAGTTTCCCAATAAATTTCAAAACCAACAAACAGAAGTGAAGGAAAAAGCACCACAAACAGTGGCTGGATCTTCTCGAACAGGTAAATCAAGTGGTTCTAAGAGAAAAGTTACTCTTACCCCTAGTCAAGTTGCAATTGCAAAAAAATTAGGAGTACCTCTTGAAGAATACGCAAAATATCTATAGATTGGAGACAATATGGTAAATAAAACGCTAAGATCCAGTGAGACTAGGGAAAAGACAGCTCGTAAAAAAGGTTGGACTAGACCGTCTGCATTGGACGCACCCCCAGCTCCAGATGGTTACAAACATCGATGGATCAGGGAATCAGTCAGAGGATTTGATGATTATAAAAACATCAGTGGTAAATTACGAGAAGGCTGGGAATTAGTTCGAGCCGACGAGTATCCTGACTGGGAACTTCCTACTATCGAAGATGGTAAACACGCTGGTGTTATAGGGGTAGGTGGGTTACTGTTAGCTCGCATGCCAGTAGAGACAATTGAAGAGCGTAATGCTTATTACAGAAGCTTGACTGAGGGCCAGAAACAGGCTGTCGACAATGATCTACTGAAGATCGAGGATCCAAGGATGCCGATCAGTAAACCCCAAAGGCAAACCAAAGTAACTTTTGGTTCAGGAAACAAGTCGTAATCGGCACGGTTTGTTGGACGACCAATATTAACACGTATTACAAAGGAGTAATATTATGGCAAACGTAGACGCACCATTCGGGTTTAGACCCGTACAAAAGGTGGGTGGTGGAGTATCAAACCAAGGGCAAACAGAATATGCTATTGCCAATAACTATGGTACCGCTATCTTCCAGGGTGATCCAGTTTCCTTCGCGAACACTGGTACACTCGTTCTCGCCAATGCTGCTGGTAGTACTATTGTTGGTATTTTTAACGGTTGTTTCTATACAGACCCAACAACACAAAAACCAACTTTTAGTAATTACTATCCAGGAGGCATTGTCGCCACTGACATTGTTGCTAACGTGATTGATGATCCAAATCAATTATTTGAAGTTCAATGTGATGGCACAGTAACAGCTGCTAACGTAGGTGAAAATGCTGAAACAGCATACACTGCAGGTAGCACAAAGTCTGGTATTTCAAATGCTGAAGTAGATACTTTCGCAGCAAACGCTAGCTCAACATGGATTATCGTAGGTCTTTCAAAGGATCCAGATAACGATGATACATCTGCTGCTAACGGTAACTTGATTGTGAAACCAAATCTTCACTACTACACAGGTGGAAAGGCAGGGGTATAAACCATGGCTATTTCAAGAAGTCAACTCGTTAAAGAGTTAGAACCAGGTTTAAACGCACTGTTTGGCTTGGAATATGCAAGATATGAGCAAGAGCACACCGAAATCTTCGATCAAGAGTCTTCTGACAGAGCATTCGAAGAAGAGGTAATGCTTTCAGGTTTTGGATCAGCTCCAGTTAAATCTGAAGGTGCTGGTATCTCTTATGATACAGCTGCTGAAGCTTATACTTCACGTTACACACACGATACAATTGCATTAGGCTTTTCAATCACAGAAGAAGCAATCGAAGATAACCTCTACGATCAGCTTTCTTCTCGTTACACAAAAGCTCTTGCAAGATCAATGGCTAACACAAAGCAAGTAAAAGGTGCTGATGTTCTAAACACAGCTTTTGCTGCTGGTGGAGCTGCTGGTACTAACCCAGGTGGTGATGGTGTTTCACTTATAAACACAGCACACCCACTTGCAGTTGGTGGCACATTCTCTAACAGACTAGCAACTGATGCTGACTTGAACGAAGTATCACTTGAGCAAGCTTTAATTGACATTGCTGCATTCGTAGACGAGCGTGGTTTAAAAATCGCAACTCAAGGTAGAAAACTGATTATTCCAAAAGAATTACAGTTTACTGCTGATCGATTAATGAACTCTGCTCTAAGAACTGGAACAGCAGACAATGACATTAATGCAATCAGAAATATGGGAATGATTCCTGAAGGTTATGTAGTAAATCACTTCTTAACTGACACAGACGCATTCTTCATTAAGACTGATGCACCAAATGGTCTAAAGCACTTTGTTAGAACACCTATGTCCACAAACATGGAAGGTGATTTTGACACTGGTAACGTAAGATATAAAGCTAGAGAGAGATACTCATTCGGTTTCTCCGATCCTAGAGGTATTTTCGGTACTTCAGGTGCCGCTTAATCTAACTACTTTGAAGAGGGAGTTTTTTGCTCCCTCTTCTTTCTAGAATGATCTGCAAAATTTGCAGAAAAAAATTTCAAAAAAAACGATCTAATCAACTTTATTGTTCCTCCACTTGTAAAGAAAGAAATAAAAAAAAGCCTTGGCTAAGACATCGAAAAAATTCTTGTGAAATGTGTGGATTTATTCCTAAATTTATGTGTCAACTAGATGTCGATCATATCGACGGTAATAGAGAAAATAACGACGTTATTAATCTTCAGACTCTTTGCGCTAATTGTCATAGATTAAAAACATACGAATCTAAAGATTGGAAGATTAGATACAAATGAAAATGTTTACTGTTGTTGTTTTATATGATTAAATACAGTCTCTAGTACAACAACGAATCATACGAACAGAGCTAGACTGACGGTATAGAGATCGTATGATGAGGTCTATACAACCGAGGAGGTTTAATATGGCAACAACTACATTTACAGGACCAATCGTAGGTCTTAAAGGAGTTATCGCTGGTCCAAATCCTAATGCTTCAGGAACAGATCAGGGTGGAACAACTCCATTTACAAGAACAAGCAACACTGTTATTACATCAGGTTCAACAGCATTAGATGCAACTACAAACGAAGGTGTAATGGCTTATGTTTCTGACGGTGCTAACGGAGCAGCAGTTATAGCTTTTTCAGATGGCGCAACTTGGTTAAGATGCGATACACGTGCTAACGTATCATCATCATAAGGAGTAAATCATGGCTAACACAGTAACAGGACCTACAATTCAATTTCAAGGTGATCGTAAATTGATCAACACTTGTTTTGTATCTTGTGACGGTGGTAATACTAGCTCAATTACTCTTGTCGATGTGTCTGCTCTTGCTCCTAATAAAGCGGGAGAAGCATGCACTCAAGTATCCTTAAATAAAATTTGGTATCAGGGAGCTGGCGCAGCTAATGCTTCAGCTACCTTAACTTGGGATGCTACTGCCGACGTTCCTTTCTTATCATTAAATTATGACAACAATTTTGATTTTTCTGAATTTGGTGGCTTGAATAATACTCTAGCAACAGGTTATACAGGAGATGTAAAATTGGAAGTACCAGCTACAACTGTAGCAGGTCAAGAAGTCGTTGTATGGTGTGAGTGGATAAAAAAGTATGACTAGGAAAGCTGACAAGCAACCACCGAAAACAAAAAAATATTTTCGCTCCACGAAAAGTGGAGCGGGAATGACAAAAGCTGGTGTCGATCGATATCGAAGAGAAAATCCAGGTTCTAAATTATCTACAGCAGTTACCGAAAAAAATCCTACAGGAAAAAGAGCATCAAGAAGAAAATCTTATTGTGCTAGAAGTGCAGGACAAATGAAACAATTTCCTAAAGCTGCCAAAGATCCCAATTCAAGATTAAGACAAGCACGTAAACGTTGGAGATGTTAAATGAAACACGATTGGTTAATCTACATAACATCCTTTGTGATGCTCTTATTAACTGCGAGTGTTACTCTTGCTGAAACCAACACTGTTTCATCAACCGTAGTTACAAATTCAACTCCTCCCACAGCTAATGCTCCCACTATTATGAATAATAATAGTGATATATGTAAAGTTGGCGTGGGTGCTAGTGTACAAAATAACGTTGTTGGTGTCGCCACAGGCGTCGTTATTGACGACGAGCTATGTCAAAAATTAAAGCTAAGTCGTTCTATGTATGCCTATGGCATGAAAGTTGCGGCGGTATCTATTCTTTGTCAAGACGCAAGAGTGTGGGATGCGATGACGGATGCCGGGACCCCTTGTCCCGCACGAGGATCTATCGGAGCAGAAGCCGCTGAATATTGGACAGATAATCCAGATGAAATTCCAGACGGAAGTAAATACAAAACAGAATACGTTCAAGCCAACAAACCAGAACCAAAGGAGTTTAGTGATGCACAAAGTGCTGTTCTTTTTAAAACTTTGTTTATTCTTGCTACTGGTCTCCTTATCCTCTAAAGCAAACACCTGTTTACCTGACGCTGAAGGACTTTGTACTCCAAGTGTAACTGTTGACGAACAAGTCACTGTAGAAAAAACAGAAGAAGATAAAGGCACAGAGATTATCTTTACCACTACCACAACAAAGACTACCACGACAACCACTGTCACCAATGAAGATTCGGGCAATATTGTGGATGAACCTGATATGAATTTTGACTGGGGTGGAGAAGGCCCTGCTAATATTCCTTCAGGAACTTTCTGTGGTGATTTAGGACCTGATCGTTGTGCTCAGATTACAGGAAGTGGTAATGATAAATCTATAATGGGTGTCGATGGTATGGGTACAACTTTTTATCAAGAAGTTGACATTTCTAATTTAAATATAGATAACGGTGGTGAAGTTACATATTCCATAAAAGTCGATAAACAAGA